GTCAATCCTTGCAGCGCAACTACTATATGGATGTTAGTTGCAAAGGGGGGTGTGGGGGTTTGGAGTTTTGTATATGGACTTTTAGACCGGGAGCTAAACGCGAAGCGGTTAGCGACCTGGGCACTAGCAGCCGCTGCATGTAGTGGTGTTGCATTTTTGCAACACAAGATATAGTACCCGGGCCGCGAGGCCGCTGCATGTAGTAGGTATGGCCTGGATCTACATACTACATATGGCCCGGGCAAGTTATCCACAGGTTATCCACAGATAACTGAAAATTAGTTCATTTTTTACTTTGTGTGAAGTAGAACTGTGGTAAAGTCGTCTTGTTAGAAATAGAAAGGAGTCAATATGACTAAAGACGAACTAAAAACTAAAGTCGGCATGGGTTTCTTTTCCTGTAAATGGATAAAGAATGATGGTTCAACAGGAATACTTAAAAGAGGTATTCTTGGTATCTATGCTCATAACTTCACATCAACCAAAAGCAAATTATCTTTTAAAGAACATGATAATTATGTTTTGGCTTGTCGTGTCGGAAATGGTCTACCTAGAGATTATCGTTCTAGGTTTTTAAATATCAACCCTCAAACAGTATTTGAGATTAATGGGAAACCAATCAATGAGTAAAGACAATAACGAGATTGTTCCAATCAATTCTGTAAACAAAGTTGATATTACTCCAGTCTTGAAAGAGATTGTAGAATACGCAAAAGATCAAAATTCGATTGGGGATTTAGAATCCCTAATCTCAAAAGTTCCAACCAAAGACTCTATGGATTGGAAGTTGATTTGTGGAGTATTATGTAATTCGATACTTGAATGGACTGTTCAAGATAAAGAGAATCGAGTTAGTTTAATACATCATCTACAAAGCGACATTGGTTATATACTAAAGCGTCTTGGCTTAACTATGTAATCAAAAATCTATAACTAACAAACCTAAAAGGGCGATTTATTCGCCCTTTTTTTATGTCCTGAAATTTCTTCACCTGCGACCCCGGGCGATTAATTACGAATCTTCATTACTTAATAGGTTTCTTCACAGGTGGAGTTTGGAGTTTGCAACTTAGTTAGCTGCCTGGATGCCCGGGCGATGGATCTTGACAAAAGCCATTACATTTGTTGTTGTTTTTCAAGGGAGTTTGGAGTTTGCAACTAATTTTTTACCCGGGCGCCCGGTGCGAAAACTCACCGAGACTAGATTCACGTATTGAGGGGGGAAAGGGGAGTTTGGAGTTTCGGAGTTTTGAATCAGAAGATCTTCACCAGCAGATATAGGAGCAATAATAGTATAACCAGTTTGGCTGGGACCAATAAACTCAATAAAAACGCGAACATTTGTGACCTTCTTTCTAATTCTGAGCTGTAACCTGTTGTCCAGGCAGCAGCATGCTGCATCAGGATGGAAATATATAGATCCCGGGCGATAAATCAAGCGTTTTTCTGGGAGTTTTCTGGATTTTTTATGCCGGGCGCCCGGTGCGAAAACTCAGATGGTAAATATTCTAACTAAATCGAGGGTGATAATAAAGGAGTTTGGGAGTTTTGACGGCAAAAAACCCGGGCTCGCACCTGGTCTTCTGGCAGCCGCATCCTGAATCCCGGGAACTGTTGGAAAATATACATAAATAGGGAGTTTTGGGAGTTTCAACTAGGAGTTTCCATCCCGGCACCTGGTCTTCTGGTAGCTGCTGGATGGTTTGAATCCCGGGAAACATTGAAAAATGGGGAGTTTAGGAGTTTGCGCGGCGAAAAAAACCCGGGCGCTCCCCGGGAACTTATCCACAGGTTATCCACAGATATTTTCAGGATTTACTTGACAGGAGTTTTGGAGTTTGAAACTGTTTTCCATAATTCGAGGTCCTCGAGCCTTCCCTCATAGATCCCGGGCACTGATTTGAAGCCCTTGTCGCGTAATTCTTGTATCTTGGCACCTGAAAACAGTTTGACCACCCCTTCGTCAAGCGACTTGGCCAGGATAAAAACGGGAGCAGCTTTCATAGATTTGGATAAATTCCATGATATTTGAAGTGGTGATATTGTTACTTTGTCATTACCTTTTACTACTTTTAATTCGACAGTAAAGAATCCTGTTTTTTGGTGAAAAATAAGGCAATCAGGAAACCCAGGTGTAGCGTAACTTTCTATGCGATCAACTAAGTAATCTTTGCCTAAATAATTTTTAAATGACTTCCAGAAAAGTGTCTCAGTCTTCAAATTTATCTTCTATGGACAACACAGTTTGATTGTTTTCTTGTTTAAAACTACCTTCGAACCCTATGTCCTTTAATGCTTTCAAAACTTCTTCTCGAGACATACTGTCGATACTACCTGTCCTGATCTCTTTTCGTTCAACATACAATCCTCCAGCTTGACCCCGCAAGCGTTCAGCATTAACAGCAGCACTATAAGACTTCTCTTCCAAAGCTTTCTCACGTAATCTAGCCAACTCATTAACATGTTTATTTAATTTAACCTCATTAGTTTTGTCAATCTCAATTCTTCTTTTTGTTACAGCCTCAACAACCTTTGGATACTTACCTGGATTTAACAACTCAGATGCAGTAACATGAGCCCTATCTGGTTTATATCCTGCTTGTCTTGCACACTCTGTTGGAGTCAATCTACCTTCATTTTTAGTAAATATATCAACAAACAACTTCTGCCTCTCTGTCAATCCCTCACCATCTTTTGGATACTTAATAGACATATCTCTGGTATTGGCTGGGTATTGGCTCACAGCGTTTTTATTTTGTTCATTATTCATTCAAAAAACCTTTATATATAGGGGAAAATTTACTATTTTTAAAAACAAAAATCAACATTCGCGCGTACGTTACATGCATTGCCAATACCTTGCCAATACCCTTATTTGTCAATAAACTCAATGGTTTAAGAGCAAAAGTATTACGGTATTGGCATATTCTGACTTTTACAAAATAAAAAAACTTTTTTAGCAAATTCTCCACTATTGTAATACTACTTATCTTGTAGCACCTCAGCAATTTTTGATCCAATAGCCCAACACATTATGGCTATAAACAATTGTAAAAATATAACTATTGACAATAACATTATTTCAACCATTTCTTGCAGCCTTTGTTTCTTCATGTAAATTATTAATCATCTTTTTCTCCTCATCTGTTAAATTAGGCACTCTTTTTATCTCCAACAAAGATACACTATTTTGCCATCTTTTATTGTTTGTTATCCTATCTGTTTTTAATTTAACATAAGACCAATTGTTTAAATCATATTTATCCATGACATACTTATCACAATCAACCTCTGACATAAAATCTCTGGTCTCTCTTTCACGCAAAACATTGTGTTCATATAAACTAATTTCGAACTTCAGCATAAATTACCTCTAAATATTCTATTTTCTTTATCCAACAGGTAGGTATAGTTATATATCTACCACCACCATTATCATCCGGTTCCAATGACCACGAGCCCATAATCACGGTTTTTTTGTCATCAGTTTTAACAAGCCAACCAACATCAACTACAACAGCTAAATCTGATTTGACAATATCCTCCAGGTCCTGCCATCCTGTTTCACCATCAATGGCATCTAACCAGGTTACTCTGACCATAGGCCAGGAAGGATACTTATGATCCTGGTTGCTCGATGCTTGCTTCTCTTGACTCTTCGTTTTCTCTTTCGCCACGTTTTCTATGTCCTTCAGTTATACAATCAGCTATTTCGTCTTTAGTCTGGAGCCTTACTTCATAATCCTGGAATACTACTATCCAAAATGCAGCTTGACCACCACTACGAGTTGTAGCAGAGCCCCTTCTAAAGTTTTCAACAGCTTTTCTATAACCTACAGATAATAACTCAAGAATGGTAGATTTAAAAAACAATTTATCTTCTATATCTCTACCATCATGAAAACGAATGTTCCAAACAGGTTTTTCAACCAAATTAGTCGCAGGATTTCTAGTTCCTTCGTCTAATTGAAACAAATCTACTATTTTATTAGCCATTTTTATTCCTTATGTGTGTTCCATGCTTGAGCCATGTTATCGTATGCCTCTTGCACCTTATCATCGTCCATGGTTGCTTTGATTTTTTCGGTCTTAGCAGCTTCGTCCATGTATTCTCCTATTACTCCTAGCACCACATGTATTGGTGGAGCGTAACCGTAAAGAATTACTGATTTAACTCTCTCCACAGTAGTAGGGAAATCTTGTTGTTCGTTCACAGCATCAGTAATGATACTATTTACTTCGTTTTTGAATTTTTCTAGACTTTTCATTTTTTATCTCAACTCCTCTATTGTTAGCTTCTTTTACTATTAAATACGACATCTCCTGGCCTGGACCACGATGAGAGTCATTAGCCATACAAACCAATGCATCGTAGAATTGAGTTTGTATGGCAACACTTTTATATTTTTTATTAGGCATCTTTTATTCGATAAACAATATTTTGATTATTTCTTTCAAAATTAATCATGTCTCCTCTCTTAATATCTTTCATTAACACCGGCACATTATCTACAAAACCCATGCCTTTGTTTTTGTTACCAGCCAAAATAAATACCCACATAGCCTCGCTTTGTTCCCCATCATAGAACCTAACATAAACATAATTAGGATCTTTGACTGCTTTAGATATTTGTTTATATGACTCGTCTTTATGCTCCTGACATGCAAAAGCAATATTGTTTTGTTCTTCCTTTGGTATCCTCATGTTTCCCTCCTTAATTGACAACATATTCACCTATAGTTTGCTTCTCTAAGACCACTGATCTCATATGCAATACTTTCCAGTAAGACTCCAATAAATCTTTGCAATCCTTCCTGGGAAGACCTTTTTCTAACATTACAATAATTTTAATAACATCATCTTTTTGATTATTAAGATCTTGTAAAAGAAACTTTTTGATTTGTTTTTCGTCAAGTTCCATTGACTTCATATCTTCAATCATTTCTTGTTCTGTTTTAGTATTCATATCGCGTTACCATTCTTTCTCATTTGATCTGCAGCTTCATCCACAATGTCATGTGCAATGTCATCAACAGTATCTGGCTTATCTATAGCAACTTTAATATGTAAAGTCCTACCGTTAGAGGAGCTCCAATCCCAAGCAGTCGGACACTTCTCCAACCAGGATAAGATCTCTCTCATGTTTTTTGTAGTTTTATTCTTCATTATCATATTTCACTCCTTAAAATATTAAGAACATGTAAACATGCTTTATCACCCAATACGCAATCATCAACTTGATTGGTATCATAAAAAACATAATCATATTCCACATCATGATGTAAAAATATATAAATCCATGGGATATGTCAATAGATATTATAACAAATTATAAAATCTTTGATAAATATAGCGTTTTTCTTGACAAATTTTTGTTATCGTGGCAAAGATTAGTTCTCAACTTCATTTCACTCAGGGCTCTGGATCCGCGTCTGGAGCCCATAAAAAAATGTTTTTAGTAGCTAACATACCACCAATAAAAGTATTCGTAAAAAAACAATATTTATATGATCATCAAAAAGGACATGGAGAATTTGTAGAAGGTGTTTGGGCTACTGTTAAGTCAATCCAGGGCAGAGCGCTCTACTTTGAAACGTATCTGCCGGAATATGCTGCTCTTTATGATAAGCTCCCTATCAGTGCTTTTGTTTCTTCCCCTGATGTTAAAGATGATCTTCCATTAGAAGAATTAGAATTATGGGATGCTTTTAGTTATCACATAACAGTAATTGAAAAAATAACAGTTCCACCAAGAGCTAAGTATTTAGCCCCTTCAAAAAATTGGTATCATGGAGAATATTTATTTACAATTGATAGTTGTCACGCAGATCATAATTTACCAAACATAAACTACTCGCAGGTTCCACAGGAACACAAATCATTTAATATACTAGAATTAGAAAACGC